ATACTTAAGTATTACTAAAGAATTCTAGAGTAGTACTAGAGTAGTTAACTTAGTAAGTACTGTAGGTAGTACTACAGTAGTAACCATAGGAGGACTTATGAATACTAAAGTTAAACTAAGGAATCCTGTGGCTAAACACGATCACAACAAGGGAGGGCCACACAGGGACCGAAAGAAGTACACCAAAAAGTACCAATCTAGAAGCAAAGGGTTGACTCACGACCCTAAACGTGAGATACTATAGGTAATCCTGAGTGATTCAGGAGAAACACTAACTACGGAGATTAATCCAGTATGACTAGCAAAACTATCGAAGGCACAGTAAACTTCTCAAACGTTACCACTACTGATGTGTACAACGGTCAGGACACAGGTACGTACTCAATGACTATCACCATGTCTGAGGACGATGCTGCTACTCTGTCTGCAGACGGTATTAAGATCAAGGACTACGAAGGCAACAAACAACGTAAGTTCAAGTCTAAGTACAACATCGGTATGTACGACGCTGAAGGTGGGCGGTACAACGGGGAAGTACCCTATAACTCTAAGGTACGTCTTAAGTACAAGACAGGTCCAGCACACCCAGTACACGGTACTCCTACGTACCTAGAAGCTGTCCGTGTGTTAGAAGAGGCCGAAGGCTCTCCAGAGGTTGCTGACTTCTAATGAGTGATAAATTCTTATACCACGAGGAGTGTCCTCAGTGTGGTAGTAAGGATAACTTGGCGGTGTACCAAAACGGGGGCCGCCATTGTTTTTCCTCAGACTGCGGATATCACGTTAACGGCAACACAGGAGAGGGACTAGATCCCCACAGGAGTACAGAACGGGTGGCTACACCTACTAACTTAAACATGCGAGGAGTGGTCTCTGCTATACCTGAGAGGAGGCTGTCAGAGGCTACGTGTAGACGTTACCAAGTCACCGTAGACTACGCACCAGACGGGACTATAGAGACGCACTACTACCCGTACTACGATAAAGATACTGGTGAGCTAGTAGCGGCTAAGAAACGTGTAGTCAAAACTAAGCAGTTTAGTGCCTCAGGTGACCAGAGTAACGTAGGTCTGTTTGGTCAGAAGCACTGTCGGGGCACAGGAAAGTACTTAGTCGTAACAGAGGGTGAACTGGACGCAATGTCAGTTTACGAGATGTTCGGACAGAAGTACGACGTGGTATCCCTGAGAGCAGGAGCCTCCAGCGCCTCTAAGGAGATCAAGTCTAACCTAGAGTGGCTAGAGGGTTACGAGAGTATAGTCCTATGCTTTGATATGGACAAGGCAGGAGAGTTAGCACTAGAGCAAGTCAAGGACGTATTTAGTCCTAACAAACTGAAGATCTGTAAACTACCTATGAAGGACGCCAGTGAAATGCTCATGGCTAACCGGATTCAGGAGTTTACACAGGCCTTCTGGGACGCTAAGACTTACAGGCCTGACGGCATCATTGCAGGTAACGAGACTTGGGATAAGCTAGTAAACAAGCGACAGGTACAGAGCATACCGTACCCGTGGGATGGACTAAATGAAATCACAAGAGGACACAGACCCTACGAATTGGTCACTATCACCAGCGGTAGTGGTATGGGAAAGTCCCAGTTTATCAGAGAACTTGAGTACGATCTGCTCCAACGCACAGACGCCAACATCGGTGTACTTGCACTGGAGGAGGATGTCGCAACGACAGCTCTGGGAATCATGTCTGTGGCATCATCTAGGAGACTCCATCTGGAGGAAGACTCGCCTATTGATGACCTTAGACCTCACTGGGAAGCAACAATGGGCTCTGGACGTTACTACCTGTTCGATCACTGGGGATCAACGTCTGCCGACGAGCTTCTTTCAAGAGTACGGCACATGGCAAAGGCCTGCGACTGTCGATATATCATACTCGACCACTTGTCCATCGTGGTTTCTTCTCAAGAGAACGGGGACGAACGGAAAGCCATAGACGAGATCATGACCAAGCTTAGGACTCTGGTGGCAGAGACAGGAATAACTTTGTTCCTAGTGTCGCACCTACGTCGTAGCTCTGGTACAGCACACGAGGACGGTGGACGCATCAGTCTACAGGACCTCAGGGGATCTCAGTCTATCGCACAGCTATCCGATATCGTCATAGGTATGGAACGTGACCAGCAGAACCCAGACGAAGACACACGTAACACAACCACGGTTAGGATACTGAAGAACCGGTACTCTGGTGAAACTGGACCTGCCTGCTGGCTACGGTACGACAAGTTTACCGGACGTATACACGAGTGTGCTAACCCTACGCCACCGGAGACTGAGTTTTGAACATCGTCTACTGTGACATAGAAACGGATGGACTAGACCCTAGTGTAATCTGGTGTGCTGTCTGTCTACACAACGGAGAAAGTGAGGTAATATGCAATGAACAAGATTTCAAGGATTACGTGGCTCGCAAAGCGCCGGTTAACTTCATCTTCCACAACGGAATTGGCTTTGATGTTCCTGTGGTTGAGCGTCTTTGGGACTTTACTTTTGACCGGAGCATGGTCACTGACACTCTAGTCCTCTCTAGGCTTGCTGACCCTAGTAGGTCTGGTGGACACTCTCTGCGTAACTGGGGAAACATCCTAGGCTTTGCCAAGGGAGACTACGAAGACTGGACTAGGTTGACTCCTGCCATGATCGACTACTGCATACGTGACGTAGAGTTGACTGAGGCGGTGTACAAGAGACTGCGTGTGGAACTCGACGGTTTCTCAAGGGCGTCACAAGACCTAGAGCACGAGGTGCAGTGGATCATACAGGAACAGGTGAACAACGGGTGGCTACTAGATCAACGCTTGTGTCACACGCTGTGCGCTAGGTTCAAGGAGAGTATGTATGCTATTGAGGAAGAACTCCAGAGGGTGTTCCCACCGATTGTTGAAGAAAGGTGGTCTGAGAAGACGGGCAAGCGCCTTAAGGATAAGGTTACGGTATTCAACCCCGGTTCGCGTCAACAGGTGGCTGAACGACTTGAAGCTAAAGGTGCGATATGGAAGGAACTCACGCCTTCCGGTAGGCCGCAGGTGGACGAAAAGACCCTTGAGGAGAATAAACACGTACCGGAGGCTGTCCGTGTACTTGAGTACCTACTCCTCCAGAAGCGTTACGCTCAGGTTTCCTCTTGGATAGAGCACGTTAAGGACGACGGAAGAGTACACGGTAGGGTTACAACAAACGGTGCAGTTACCGGACGCATGACGCACCAGACCCCAAACATGGCACAGGTTCCTTCAGTTAACTCACAGTTTGGTAAGGAGTGCCGTGACTGCTGGATTGTACCAGAGGGACGCAGGCTAGTGGGTGTTGACGCTAGTGGACTAGAGCTACGTATGTTAGCTCACTACATGAACGATCAGGAGTTTACTAATGTCCTACTTAGAGAAGACATTCACACCAGAAATCAAGTTGCTGCAGGACTTGCAACACGACCTCAGGCAAAGACTTTCATCTATGCTTTCCTCTACGGAGCGGGAGACGCAAAGATTGGAAGCATCGTCGGAGGAACTGCAGGAGATGGCAGTAAGCTTAGGAGGCGCTTTCTACGAAACACACCTTCTCTTGAAGCTCTACGAGAACGAGTTGGAGAAGCGTCTAGGAAAGGTCACCTCGTCGGACTCGACGGACGAAAGCTCTGGGTCAGATCAGAACATAGTGCACTGAATACCTTACTACAGGCCGCAGGTGCTATCGTTATGAAGAAGGCTCTAGTACACTTAGATCACTACGCAACGCAACACAAGATTGACTACAAATTCATAGGGAACGTACATGACGAGATACAATCGGAGGTGGTTACAGAACAAGCAGAGAAGTACGGGTGGCTTGCAGTCGAGTGCATCAAGGCGGCTGGCCTTTCATTTGACCTCCGGTGTCCTCTCGACGGAGAGTACAAGGTGGGTGACACATGGGCAGAAACGCACTAAGGAATAAAGCAAAACGGAAGGAGAACTGGGACAAGATATTTGAACACTTTGGAGGGCGCAAGTGCTCCGTGTGCGGCATAGAGTCAGAGTACCCTATCTACGACCTACACCACACAGACCCGACACAGAAGGACGTAGGCGTGTCGAAGATTGCTCACCATTCGTGGGAAAAAGTAAAGATAGAAGTAGAGAAATGTGTTCTGCTCTGCTCTAACTGTCATAGAACAGAACACGCTAAGGAAAGAGAATGAACAACAACATATACAATCTCGTAGACGATATCTACAAGGTAGTCTCAGAGAAGGAGATACCTGAGGGTGTTGATCTGTACGAAGAGATAGAAAACTTTGGCGAAGGGTGCAAACGCCTGATGTCCAACCTGTTCACAGAGAAACGTGACGGACGCAAGCTACGAATGTCTAACATCGGGCGCGACGACAGGTATCTGTGGAACGTGGTGAATAACCCTGATGTGCAAGAGGAGATGACGCCTAACACGTACGTCAAGTTTATGTACGGGCATCTGATCGAAGAGATGCTGTTGTTTCTCACCAAACTATCAGGACACGAGGTGACTGATGAACAAAAAAAGTGTGAAGTTGCGGGTATCACAGGTTCTATGGACTGCAAAATTGACGGTGTTGTCACTGATGTTAAAAGCACTTCCACTTTTGGGTTTAAAAAGTTCAAAGACGGAAGCTTGGCTTACGATGACCCGTTTGGGTACGTTGCTCAAATTAAAGGGTACGCACACTCCGAAGGTGAGACATCGTTTGGTTGGTTAGCGATGGACAAACAGAACGGACACCTAACGTACCTCCTGTACGACGCTGCAGATACTCAGGCTCCTATTTACGACAAGATTTCTTACGACATAGAGGAGCATATTGAACGCATAAAAAAGCTCGTAGAGCAACCAGAGTGGCCCGAAGTTTGTCACGAGACCGTACCAGACGGCAAAAGTGGAAACAGAAAGCTCGCCACTGGTTGTTCTTACTGTCCTTTCAAGTTTACCTGCTGGCCCGGAGTAAGAACATTCCTGTACTCAAGTGGTCCCAGATATTTAACAGAGGTGTTTAATGAGCCGAAGGTCACGGAAATCCAAGCACAGCAACTTTAGATCGGGGTTTGAGGAAGATGTCGCACAGAAGTTACAACCATTTGGCTTTAGTTACGAACCGTTCCAAGTGGACTACCGGATCGAACGAAGGTATACACCGGATTTTGTCTACGAGCGTAACGGACGAGCTTACCTCATTGAGTGCAAAGGATACTTTCGAACAGGAGACACGCAGAAGTATCGTTCGGTCTCTAACTGCCTCACGGAATCACAGGAACTCATATTTGTACTGATGAAGCCTAATCAGAAAGTGAGTAAAAGTACCAAACTTACTATGGCTGAGTGGTGTGACAAACACAACATTCTATGGTACAATATAGATACACTTAAGGAGTTGGTTGATTATGTCTCTGACACTAGAAGAAATTAAGGAGCGTCTGTTGCGGTTATACGACCCCGACGATCTTCTGGAAGCACTACAAATCTCTTCTGAGGAACTACTGGACAGATTTGAGGATAAATTTATACGCAGACTCGACGAATTTCAAGAGGAGCTAGAGGAAGAATATGCCGAATGAATGGAACATGACTGAAGACGACTGTGCAAAGTTTGAAAAAGACTGTGAGAAGCTGCGTAAGAACTGTCAGGAAAGCAGGTCCATAGACGACATTACTAGAGAGGAGTGGGACAAAATGTCTAAGACATTCACAGGCAAACTGTACCACCCTCAGGACAATCACGATCCTGTAGCACAGCCAGATCACTACAACAAGGGAGCCATAGAGGCCATTGAAGCAATCAAGGCGTCTATGCACCCACAAGAGTACAAGGGATACCTCAAGGGTAACTGCCTGAAGTACCTGTGGCGTTACGAGTACAAGAACGGCATAGAGGATCTACGGAAGGCTCGTGTCTACCTAGAGTGGTTAATTAAGGAGGTCGCCTTGTGAAGATCATAGAAGGGAAGTTTGGTAGAGACACAGAAGAAAAAGAGATAACAACGGCTGAGTTTCTGACGGCTTTTGCCGCTAAGGCTCAGATACAGGAGACTGCAGGTAACAAACCTAAGGTTATAGTGGTAATGTACGAGGACGGTCAGCTATTTGAAGTAGCGTCCAACGAAGAGTACCCCGATGGGGTGTACATGTTACTACAGTTAGCATCCCAAGCCATACTTAACGAGACACTAGGAGTAACAGAATAGATGGACGCATATCAACAGTACATACACAAGTCACGGTACGCTCGGTACTTACCAGAGGAGCAACGCAGGGAGACTTGGGAAGAGACAGTTAACAGGTACATCAACTTTTGGGTAGACCGTGGACACCTCAACGACTTTGACGTATCAGAGATATTCAAGGCAATCCATGACCTAGACGTAATGCCATCCATGCGAGCACTAATGACCGCTGGGAAGGCCTTAGATCGTGACAACGTAGCAGGGTTTAACTGCAGCTACCTTCCTATAGACAGCCCTAGATCATTTGATGAACTCATGTACGTACTTCTTTGTGGAACCGGCGTAGGATACTCAGTAGAGCGACAGTACATCTCTAAGTTACCAGAAGTTGCGGAGGAATTCCATGCCACAGACACAGTTATCCATGTTGCGGATTCAAAGATCGGATGGGCGAAATCGTTTAGGGAACTGGTATCACTGCTCTATTCAGGTCAGCTTCCAAGGTGGGACGTTAGTAACGTACGAAGCGCAGGTTCCCCACTCGCAACTTTCGGAGGCCGTGCAAGTGGTCCTGAACCTCTCGTCGATCTCTTCAAATTTACAACAGAACTCTTTCAAGGATCTGCTGGAAGAAAACTTAGCTCCATTGAGTGCCACGATCTTTGCTGTAAAATAGCATCGTGTATAGTCGTGGGTGGCGTCAGGCGTAGCGCCCTTATCTCACTCTCTAACCTAACTGATGACAGGCTCCGAAGATGCAAGCACGGTCAGTGGTGGGTAGACGAGCCCCAGCGTGGTCTAGCGAATAACTCTGCCTGCTACACAGAGAAGCCTGACTTTGAAGCCTTCTTAAACGAGTGGACCAGCTTGTACGAGTCACGCTCTGGCGAACGTGGCGTGTTTTCTCGTGTCGCTAGTCAGAAGCAGGCGGCTAAGAACGGGCGTAGGAACAGTGAGTGTGATTTTGGAACCAACCCATGTAGTGAAATAATTTTAAAACCGTACCAATTTTGCAATCTATCTGAAGTCGTAGTAAGACCTGAGGACACCCTAGCAACGCTCAAGCAGAAGGTACGTACTGCTACGGTACTCGGTACGCTACAGGCTACCCTGACTGACTTCAGGTATCTCAGGAGCATCTGGAAGACTAACACGGAAGAGGAAGCTCTACTAGGGGTAAGCCTCACGGGTATCATGGATCACCCTCTACTGTCAGGCCGTGGGGACAAGGGTAAACTCAAGCGGTGGCTTACGGAGATGCGTAATGAAGCGATTGTTACTAACGAGAAGTGGGCTAAGAAACTGGGTATTAATCCGTCTGTCGCAATTACTGCAGTTAAGCCTTCAGGCACTGTTAGTCAGTTGGTCGATTCTGCTAGTGGGATTCACCCTCGCTACAGCAGTCAATATGTTAGGCGGGTACGTGCTGATGGACGAGATCCGTTGTGTACCGTCCTAGAGGCCGCTGGAGTCCCGTCAGAGGACGATCTCATGAACCCCAGTACAAAGGTATTCTCCTTCCCTATAGCGGCTCCTGAGGGCGCTGTGACAGCCTCAGACATGGGTGCTATGGAGCAGTTGGATCTGTGGGAGAT